CTTGTGAACGTGCCCATGGCCAACTGTTCACCATTGGTGGTGGCAATGCTTTGAGTATTGTTGAGATTTACACGAGCATAGACAGCAGCATCGGTGTCGTTGCGTTGAAACATGTCGCTGATACTGACGTTATTGCCGTTTTGTATTTCAATAATGGTTGTAATAGGACTACCGGACCCGTTAAATCCATTTCCTACATCATAAAAAATATTATGACCAGTGGCATTTAATGTTGCGGTTGTAATAAACACACCTTGTGAATAGATGTTGTCAAACAAGTTATGAACTATACGCACACCAGTAGGGCCTGTACCACCACTGTTGCCAAGGTTGAATCCTTGATACAAAATGTTGAGTGTGGAATTTTCAAAGGTTATACCTTTGAGCTGTTGTGTTGTGGCTGAAGCATAGGTAGTGCCTGAAAACAAGCAACCATCAAACACAATCTGTTCGCACACAAAACTGGTAGTGCTGGCAAACTGAACACCCATGGTACCAGCAGAGTTGTTAGTCAAGGTTGACTTGGTAGCAGGTCCTGTAAAGCTGACATTTTGGAAACGACATTGAGTAGCATCCTGCACCAAGAACACATTTGAAGCGGCATTGAGGGTTCTAAAGCCCATGTTGGTAATGGTGATTGACTGTGGAGGTAATGCTCCACCAGAGCCAATGTTGGCACCAGTATTTTGATTGCTGTCAGCAGTCTGTGCCACTACACCGGTTATACCTGCATCCATTTGAATCACACTGCCGTTGATGCCTTCACCATATAAAGTAGCATAAGGAGGAATGTTGATTGGACCTGTTACACGATAAACACCAGCTGGGAAAAACAAGGAACGTCGTATCTGTGGGTTGGTTTCTCTACAATACAGTTGGTTCAAGGCACGGTTGATAGCCGCCGTGCAATCGGTGGTGCCATCTCCTACTGCACCAAAGTCCAGGACCGAAGCCCATTGATCTAACCAGCTCTGCAGGCTCAGGGTAATGGGTGTTCCGGCAGTTGGACCGGTCTGCACTGCATATCCAGCGGCCAGGCCTTCGTAAGTATAGGTATTGGTAAATGCCAGGATATCACTGAATTCTGTAAGAATTTCAGTGTTGCCAATTATAGGAGCACCGTCTTCCAGTGTGCCATTACCGATCCAGAGTTGGCGTGTGTTGGTTGACCAGCCTAATTCTGCACCAGCCAGTTGTGGTAAATTTTCTGCCAAGCCTTTACGGTTGGTAATTTGCGATATTTGAACGATAGCCACTGTAGTTGTCCTTGAATTCTATCCAGTATTTAGCTGGATTAGGCTTGCAAGTAATACAGTTCTAGTCTGCGCCACCATTGATCTGACCAGTAGTCAAAATCCTCGGATTTCAAGATGAATTCTTGATATACCGGACGCTCTAACGGGTTACCCATTTGATCTGTGGGTGGTTTTACACACATGAGCACCACACCTTTGCGTATATTGGTGCCGTAAACTTCGTTGTGTGCTAGAGCATAGGCTGTCAGCTGTAAATAATAGTCTTCAATCCATTCTTGCTTTTTGGGCTTGTTGGTTTGTTTGTAGTCCAGGATACTTTCATCACCCAGGTGTATACCACATCCGTCAGTGGTGCCAGCATACAGGCTGGGAAAATACAGAGGAATTTCTACGCCCCAGAACTCTGAAACATTTTGTAGGCCATCTTCGATTACAGTCTGAGCCATGGCATGACTGGCCCAACCAAACGGATTTGATCCGCGATCCTTGAGCTCTCCGGTTTTTACATAGTGCTCAAGATAGGTGTGCATTCTAGTGCCGCGGTTGGCCGCTTCGGTAGTGATGGCCTGCGCCTGTGCATGGCCTACTCGGTTGCGCCATTGTTGCAGGGCGGCTTTCTTTTCTTCGGGTTTGGTTTTTTCTAATACTGTTGTGACACTGGGCACACGTTTGCCGTCGGGTGTAAGATACAGACGTTTGCCTTCTTCGGTGGTGCGACTTAATTCATGGTATGCAAATTTTGGGTTATACACGAAAACTTTCTCCGCATCCACAGCGGTCTTTTTCTTGAGGGTTGTTGAATTCAAAACCTTCGTTAAGGCCTTGTCTCACATAATCTACTTCCATGCCGTCAAGATAAGGCAGGTCTTTTTGATCTATCAGGATACCAAACCCGGCCTGAGGAAAAGCAACTGATCCGTCCCAAGACTCATCTACATATTCTAGCACATAGGCCATGCCACTGCAACCAGTGGTTCGGACACCTATGCGAATGCCAATACCTTTACCTCGCCGGGCTAGGTTGGCTAGGATTTTTTTACTGGCTGTGCTTGTTACGGTAATCATCTATGGCAGCCTTAATAGCGTCTTCCGCAAGGATACTACAATGAATCTTAACCGGCGGGAGTGCCAGTTCCTCTGCAATCGCAGAGTTCTTAATTGATCCAGCCTCGTCCAGCGTTTTGCCCTTGACCCATTCAGTGACAAGTGACGAACTAGCGATCGCCGACCCACAACCATAAGTTTTGAACCGCGCATCAGTGATAATTCCATCTTCTACTTTGATTTGTAGTTTCATGACATCGCCACAGGCCGGAGCTCCTACCATACCGGTACCAATGGTTTCGTCTATTTCAAATTTGCCCACGTTGCGTGGGTTTTCATAATGATCAATTACTTTATCGCTATATGCCATTTGAATCTCCTAGTGCTATTATAGCACTTTATGTAAGTATTTACAACTTTTTTGATCAAACTGGTATCAGTTTGTGCAAGGCTCTGGCTTCTTTTTTGGTCACTGCGGCTATGCGTTTCATGTGCAGATCCACAGGACAGAATTTACATTGATCAATCACTTCGTCTATTTTGGCCAAAAACTCTGCACCACGAGTCTCAAAGTCGTAGGGCGACAAAGGTTTGTAAGAGTTGATCAGTTGACGATCCTCTTCGGAAATGTCCAACCGGTGCTGTTGATCAAATTCTGGAAACAGTGCAACCGGACCGCACTTGTATAGTTTTCCACGTATGAAATGATAGTTTTTGTATTTGGCAAATCCGCACTTGCCATGTGCATGTTTTGGATTGCTGTTGTGCAGGGTAAATGTACCGGCATCGGTCTGCTGAATCGAAGCCTGATAAAAGTCATACTGGATCCATAAGGGAATTTTGATTCCGTGTTCGTCAATCCATACCATGTCAGCACCGAATGTGTTGAGTGGATCATTGCGCCCAACTTGGATTACTGTGCCACGTAGAAACTTGCGCACTTCCTGATCAAATTCTGCCACGTTGTCGGGATTGTGCCAGCTGATGCCCATCCAGTTGCCGTTGACCTGTAAGGCTTCATATAGACCCTTGACCTTGTTGATTCTGGTACCGTTGCTGAGTATCTGCACATTGCGCCCAAATATTCTATTGATACCATAGACCCAATCTAAGATGTCAGGATTCAGCAGAGGTTCGCCACCCAGGATCACAATCTGATCAATGTCTACATGACGTGCCCATTCTTCATAGTCTTTTTCATAGTCTGTCCAACGTTGCCAGCCAGCAAAATTAAAATTGTTATAGCGGTTGCAACCATCGCAGTTTAGATTACACACGTTGGTGATGTAAAATTCAATTTTCTTAAAGAAATGTTTTGTCATAGCGACTTGTAGTTATCGGGTTTGGAACCCGGTGGTTGATATTTTGATTACTGACGACGCTTCAAGGCCGCTTTGGCGTTGGAGTTTACTACTTCTTGTGCTTGATCAACACTCATGCCGGTCGCGGCTTCGGTGTTGCCTTTGAAACGAATTACATTGGATCCTGGATCCAACGGTTCTAGAATATTTTTAAGAGGATCTTGACTGATGATGTCACCTAGATTATCTGGAGTGACATTCACACCCAGACTTTTGGCCAGATCAATAAAGGCGTCCTGACTGATTTGTTTTTGTGCTGACTCGTCTTCACTGCGGCCTGCCAAGAACTGACTCAAGGCCGCTAGTTTTTTTGTGTCAAGTCCGGCTTCGGCTACTTCTCGGATCAACATTATCTGCGTTCGCGACCCAGTCCTACGTCGGCTGGTTCGGCTTCAGGTTCTTCGAGATCTGGAGCAGGTAACTCAGCTGGTAGTTCTTCAGGAGCAGGAGCACCTAAGTCAGCACCCATGTCGGCGCCAGGAACCACAGGAGCTTGGCCTGTGACTACACCAAGTGCTGATTCCAACTGTTGCTTGCTGCCTTGTAAGTTCTGAACCAAGCCGCCTAAGGCTGCGTTGGCATCTGTGTTGAACTGTGCGCTTTGATCAACGCCAATTTCATTTTTGATTTGGTCTACTAGAGCAGGCAAGTCTTTGAACTGCATGCTGGTGACCTGTTCAATCATTTTCTGCACTTGGTCAACCATGTCTTGGCTGGCCAGGACTACCTGAGCCTGTTGCAGTTCGCTGGCTTCGCGTAGGCGACGTTGCATACGGCTTTCGGCCATGGTAGGATTGGCAATTTGTTTCTGTAGGCTGGTCACTTGTTCTTGTGCGGCCTTGAGTTGATCTTGCAACTGCTTGCGTTTCTGTTGTATCTGTGCGGCTTGCATACCGGCGGTTTGTTGTGGAGTAGCACCGGCTTGTTTTTGTTGAGTCGTTGTTTGTGGTACTGGGTTTGGAGCACCATCTTCACGGAATGTGGCATTCAAGGCCTGTTCCATCATGACCAACTTGAGGTATGCAGGATTGTTCTGACTGCGGTGAAATTCTGGAGTGCGACGATGTTCAGCAATAAGTCCACGCACACGTTTGAGCATGGAGCGGGCTTGTTGGCCATTCATGGCATCAAAAGAGATGCGATCGCCAAAATAGCTTTCAAAAACCTTAGCGGCTTGTTTTGTTGGGCTGACTACGGCCAGTTCTTGCAGTTTCATTTTCGAATCCTCGTTGTTGAATATATTTAGCCCAGTTTACACATTTGGACAATTGATTTTCCAACAGTTTTTTCTGTATAATTTTGCTTTCTAACTTGGTCAGTATAATTTCACGCAGTGCAGGATCGTTGCTACGATCGCCCAAGCTGGCTCGGGTGTTAATATCGTCGGTAAGTGCTGTCAGCTTGTTGTCGGTTCTTAGTATTTCACGTGCTGTGTTGTAACTACGATGTTTGTCAGCAATACACCAGCTGAGTGCGGTTCTGGTGCTGTGAAACACTCCTACATCTGAGGCACTACAAAATACTTGGTATCCAGGCTTGGAACGAACAATACGATACTTTCCAAATACTTCGTATTCGCCCGACTCGTTTTGCCAAATTAAGTTGTCTTCTACTCCGCGAAATTCCTGGCGGAACATGCGTTCAAATTCTTGATCTGATTTCATTTAACCACATAGTGCATGATAAACCAGCCTATTGTGGCTG